CGGAATTGATAATGTCCCAATTGACACGGGAGTAATTGAACACTGGGAAAATGAAGTCGATGGTTTAAAGTCTGATCAAGATGGTTTAAATGAATACTATAGACAGTTTCCAAGAGCTGAACAGCACGCATTTAGAGATGAAAGTAAAGATAGTTTATTTAATCTAACAAGAATATATCAACAAGTAGACTATAACGAAGAATTAGCAAACAATAAAAGCGTTACAAGAGGTAGTTTTATGTGGGAAGGCGGCATTAAAGATACTAGAGTTGTTTTTAGTCCAAATAAAAGTGGTAGATTTTTAGTGACTTGGGTTCCTGAGTATGGTTTGCAATATAAATTAATTTTAAAAAATGGTATTAAATTTCCTGGAAACGATCATATCGGAGCATTTGGTTGTGACTCTTATGATATTAGTGGTACTGTCGACGGCAAAGGGTCTAAAGGATCACTTCACGGATTGACAAAGTTTAGTATGGAGAACGCTCCTCCAAACCATTTCTTTTTAGAATATATATCAAGACCTCAGACAGCTGAAACTTTTTTTGAAGATGTTTTAATGGCCTGCGTTTTCTACGGTATGCCTATATTAGCGGAAAACAATAAACCTAGGTTACTTTATTATTTTAAAAGAAGAGGTTACAGAGGCTTTAGTATGAATAGACCAGATAGAATATGGAATAAGCTTTCAACAACAGAAAAAGAAATAGGTGGAATACCAAATACTAGTGAAGATATTAAGCAAGCTCACGCAGCTGCTATTGAAAGTTATATAGAAAACTATGTAGGTGAGTTAGAAGAAGGTATGGGTGACATGTACTTTCAAGAAACTTTAGAAGACTGGAGTAGATTTAATATAAACAACAGAACAAAGCATGATGCATCTATAAGTTCTGGTTTAGCCATTATGGCTTGTAACAAAAATAAATACACACCTTTAGCAAAAAAAGAATATAAGTCAATAGACGTAGGGTTTAAAAAATACGATAACACTGGTTATGTTTCAAAAATTATATAAATGATAGTAAACGCAAATACAAATAGTTCTTTTCCTAGTCAGGTAGTACCAGACGCAGAGAAAATGAGTTACGAATATGGCTTAAAAGTAGCGCAAGCTATTGAATACGAATGGTTCAGGGGGCCAGTGGGTAGAGGTGATAGATTCAACACTAATTACAACAATTTTCACAAGTTAAGACTTTATGCTAGAGGCGAACAGTCAATACAAAAATATAAAGATGAATTATCTATAAACGGTGATTTAAGTTATTTAAACCTTGATTGGAAGCCAGTTCCCGTAATACCTAAATTTGTAGACATATTAGTTAACGGACTTTCTCAAAGGAACTATGAAATAAAAGCATATGCGCAAGATCCTATATCTGTCAAAGAAAGAACTGACTATGCTCAGTCCATACTTACAGATATGGCGGCTAAGCAGTATATATTAAAAGTAAAAGAACTAACTGGAAGAGATATATCAAAAGGTCCAGTTGGTCCAAATGTACCTACAAAACCTGAAGACTTAGACGTTCATATGCAGCTTGATTACAAGCAATCAGTAGAAGTTGCAGAAGAAGAAGCTATAAACTTTGTTTTAGACAGGAATAAATATGATTTAACTAGAAGAAGGTTAAATTACGATTTAACCGTTTTAGGTATAGCTGTTACAAAAACTTGTTGGAATAGATCAGAAGGGATTACCGTTGACTATGTTGATCCAGCTAGTTTAGTTTACTCGTACACTGAGGATCCAAATTTTGAAGACATATATTATGTTGGTGAAGTTAAACCTATAACTTTAGCTGAACTTAAAAAATTATATCCATACTTAACAGTACAAGACTTAGAGGAGATACAAAAGTATCCTGGTAATTCAAACTATACAAGAAACTGGAACGGAAGGCAAGATAACGACACTATCCAAGTTTTGTTTTTTGAATATAAAACTTACACAAATCAAGTTTTTAAAATTAAAAAGAACGATCAAGGTTTAGAAAAAGTTTTAGAAAAACAAGATACTTTTTTGGAAGCTCCTGAAAATGAAAACTTTAAAAAAGCTTATAGATCAATAGAGGTTTTATATAGCGGAGCTAAAATATTAGGTCACGAAAAAATGCTTGATTGGAGACCGGCAGTAAATATAACTAGACCTGAGTCAGATTTATGTAAAGTAAATATGAATTATTCTATAGTTGCTCCTAGAATGTATAAAGGTAATATAGATTCTTTAGTTAATAGAGTTACTACCTTTGCTGATATGATACAATTAACACACTTAAAACTACAACAAGTTATGTCTAGAGTTGTTCCAGATGGTGTGTTTGTAGACATGGATGGTTTGACGGA